CATGAGAGCGTCTGCCATCCAGCAAGGTGGAGAGTTTGCACTTGAGAACCTAGTGTTCAAAGAGTTACGCAATCGTGGATACCTTGACAAACTTTCAAACCACATTAGACATTTAGAAGACACCAAGTTATCGCTATGACCGTTAAAGTTATGCTGTTGAAATCTGGCGAAGATGTAATTTCTGATGCCAGAGAAATCATGGACACTGAAAATAAAGGCATTGTTGCCTATCACCTTTCAAATCCATTTGTGATGCAACTCACTGCTGAAGAATCTGACGAACTTCAAGTAGAGGGTGAGGACGCACCACGTACAAAGTATTCTGTTCGTTACACCCACTGGGCACCTCTTTCTAAACAGAGAGCATTTGTAATCCCAGCAGATTGGTTAGTTACAATCTATGATCCGCATGATAATATCTTGCGTGATTATTGTGCAAAGAACAATATTAATCTGGAAGAGGAGCAGTCGCCAACTGCACCACCAGAAGAAGTTGTTCCCGAATCACCTGTTGAAGTGGTGCAGTGATGGAGATCAAACTGATCCTTCTTCGCAATGGTACTTACTTAATCTCTCAGATTTCTGAGATGGAAATGGAACCCTCTTGTTTCCTAGCGGATCCTATGGAAATTGTAGAAGGAGAACTCAGGACATTCCCTCGCTATACAGCACAGAGAAATGTCTTGCTTTATTCCGAATCTCTTGCTACACTGGCAACACCAGATCCTGAGATCCTTTCTAAGTACCAAGAACTCCTCCCACCTGATGACGAAGAACTTCTACAGTAATGTGTTTTTGACTGGGGATAAGATCCTTTACATTGGATACGATCATGGAGAACGTGTTCAATATGAAGAGGTCTTTTCCCCTGTTCTTTTTGCTCCTACAAAAAAGAAAACTGAATACAAAACCCTTGAGGGTGGATACGCTCAAAAGATTGACTTTGGTACTGTAAAGGATGCCAGAGAGTTTATCGATCAATACAAAGACGTAGACAACTTCAATATCTACGGTAACGACAAATTTTTGTATCAATACATTAGTGGTAAATATCCTGAAGAGCAGATTGATTATGATACATCTCTTCTAAAGATCTACACTCTTGATATTGAGACAACCTCTGAAAATGGTTTTCCAAATGTTAGGGAAACTGCAGAAGAGATTCTTTGTCTTACTATTAAAGATTTTACCAGTAAGAAACTTATTGTATGGGGAACTCGTGAGTATGAACACTCACGAGATGATGTTGAGTATCGTGTCTTCTGGAAAGAAGAAGAGATGCTTCGTGATTTTCTGGCATGGTGGGCAGAGAATACCCCAGACATTCTTACTGGATGGAATGTGAAATTGTTTGACGTTCCTTATATTTGTCGGCGTGTAGATCGTGTGCTTTCTACTAAGCATATGAAGTCCCTTTCACCGTGGAATAAAGTATTTGAAAAAGAAGTCGAAATCAAAGGTCGTCAAAATCTTTTTTACGATATCATTGGCGTTAGCGTCCTTGACTATTTGGATCTTTATCAAAAGTTTACTTATACTAACCAAGAATCATACCGACTTGATCACATTGCTAACGTAGAACTTGGTGAAAAGAAACTTGATCACTCTGAGTTTGAAACCTTTAAAGATTTCTACACTCAAGATTGGCATAAGTTTGTGACGTATAACATCCATGACGTAGAATTGGTTGACCGTCTTGAAGATAAGATGAAACTTATTGATCTTGCCATCAATCTTGCATATGATGCTAAGGTCAATTTTGAAGATGTCTACTATCAAGTACGTATGTGGGATAGTATCATTTATAACTATCTTACACCTAAAGGCATTGTTGTTCCCCCTAATGAAAGAAATGAAAAAGATGCAAAGTATGCTGGGGCGTATGTTAAAGAACCTGTTCCAGGTCTTTATGAATGGGTGGTCTCTTTTGACCTCAACTCCCTATACCCTCACCTCATTATGCAGTACAACATCTCGCCAGAGACGTTACTTCCAGCAAAGCACTCGTCAGCAACGGTAGATCGCATTTTAAATAAGCAGATTTCTATTGATGGTGAGAACTGTGTCTGTGCTAATGGGGCACAGTACAGGAAAGATGTTCGTGGATTCCTTCCAGAACTAATGGAGAAGATTTATAATGAGCGTAAAATTTATAAGAAAAAGATGCTCCAAGCAAAGCAGGAGTATGAGAAGAATCCTAATCCTCAGTTGATTAAGGATATTTCTAAGTATAATAATATTCAAATGGCACGTAAGATTCAATTGAACAGTGCTTATGGTGCTATTGGTAACCAGTATTTCAGGTATTATAAACTTGCAAATGCTGAGGCAATTACAATGTCTGGTCAGGTTTCTATCCGTTGGATTGAGAACCGTATGAACCAATACCTAAATACCCTTTTAAAAACGGAGGAAGTCGATTATGTTATCGCATCTGACACTGACTCAATCTATCTTAACCTTGGACCTCTTGTTACTAAATTTTTTAGTAATAGGATTGACGACAAAGCAGCAATTGTTTCCATACTTGACAAGATCTGTCAAGAAAAGTTGGAACCATTCATCGAATCCAGTTATCAGGAACTTGCGGATTACGTTTCGGCATATGAACAAAAGATGATCATGAAGCGTGAGAATATTGCTGATAAGGGAATCTGGACAGCAAAGAAACGCTACATTTTAAATGTATGGGATAGTGAAGGTGTCCGCTATGCAGAACCTAAACTTAAAATGATGGGCATTGAGGCAGTCAAATCTTCTACTCCTGCTCCTTGTAGGACTAAGACTAAAGAAGCACTTAATATCATCATGACTAAAACTGAAAATGACCTTATTGAGTTTATCGATCAGTTCAAAAGTGACTTTTATCAGATGCCACCTGAGGAAGTTGCTTTCCCTAGAAGCGTCAATGGATTGACAAAATGGAAAGGAGATGCTACCCTGTATAGGAAAAGTTGCCCTATTCATGTGCGAGGTTCTCTCTTGTACAACTTCCAACTTAAAAAGAACAAACTTATCCATAAGTATCCTTTGATCCAAGAGGGTGAAAAGATTAAGTTTGTATACTTACAAACTCCCAACGTGTTGGGTGAGAATGTAATCTCGTTCATTTCTAATTTCCCCACAGAAATTAATATAAGTAAGAACGTTGATTACAAGATGCAATTTCAAAAATCATTCTTGGATCCGCTCAAGATCATTCTTGATGTAATTGGTTGGAAAACCGAAAAAGAAGTTAACCTGGAGTTTTTATTCGTATGAGTATCTTTGAAACACTTGCTAAAGAAGCAAAGAATGAGTATGCAAAAGTTGTTTCTGAATCAAACAACGTACAAGGATTTATTGGAACTGGTTCATACATCCTGAATGCCATGTTGAGTGGCAGTATAAACGGAGGTATTCCTGATAATCGTGTAACTGCTATTGCAGGTGAGCAGGCAACTGGTAAAACTTTTTATGCGATTGGTATTGCCCAACATTTTCTAGAAACAAATCCTGAAGGTGCGGTCTTCTATTTTGATAGCGAATCTGCAGTTACTTCAGATATGTTTCAAAACCGTGGACTGGATGAGAATCGTGTATGGCATTTTCCAGTAGACACTATTGAAGAATTTCGTACTCAAATCATTCGTATCCTGGATAATCTCCTTAAAACCAAAGAGGAAGATCGTAAACCTCTTCTAATTATTCTAGATTCTCTGGGTATGTTGGCATCTGCAAAGGAACTTGACGATGCTTTGTCAGATAAACAAGTTCGTGACATGACTAAATCTCAAGTGATTAAGTCCGTGTTTAGAATTATTACTAGCAAACTAGGTAAACTTAAAGTTCCTATGATTGTTACTAACCATACCTATAAAACGATGAATCCTTACGGGGATCAAACTGATATGGGTGGTGGCAGCGGTCTTAAGTATGCTGCATCTACAATCATTCATCTATCTAAATCGAAAGAGAAGGATGGAACAGATGTTGTGGGTAACATTATCAAAGTGAAAGCAAACAAATCACGTTTCACTAAGGAGAACTCTCAAGTTGCCACCCGACTATTCTTTGACTCACGTGGACTAGACAAGTATTACGGACTGCTAGAACTGGGTGAGAAGTATGGAGTATTTGAGCGTAAGGGGAATAGGGTTGTTGTTGGGGAATCTTCTGTTTATCCTTCAGTTATTCTTGCCAATCCTGAAAAATATTTTACAGAAGAAGTAATGGAAAAACTTGACTGGGCAGCAGAGCAAGAGTTTAAGTATGGCATTGAATAAAATAAATGATTTCATTAGAGTTTACGATCAAGTATTCTCTAATGATTATTGTGAGTTTTTGATTAATTACATTGATGCTGGTAAACCAAAATTTATTGACCATGAATTCAAACCAAGGTTTTATGAATTGGTCTTTGCAAAATCTATGGTTA